ATTTCGATCTGCTTGTACAAATTGGAATTCTGCCATTTGAGTTCGATCTGCGAACCGACATACCCCTTTAATGACTTGCTTGCCCAAAAAATTCCCACTTCGTTGGACGCCAATGGAAGCGACGAGAGATTCCCGGCTGCAATATCAGCTTTAAATGTGGTCGAGGTAAAATCTTTTAGTGCTGTAAAAGTAGTGGTTGATGAAACCTCAGTCCATTTTGTCGCATCAAAAGTCAACCCAGAGGTATGGGCAACTTTGCATTTGTAAGATAGGACAGAGTTGTTGTTGTATACCCAATCACCTACAGCATAAGCAACTGAAGCAGTCCAATAAGGCGGTATAATCGATGCGTCTTTTAAATATTTATTTGCAGAAAAATAACTAAAATCATTAACACTTACACTCAACTTCGTCTGATTATCCGAGCTATCGAGAAGTGGTGGGTATTCAAATTTGACCTCCGCGAAAGTCCAGTGGGTATCCAACACCCGAGTGAGTTTGTATGGCGGGTAGTTCGCGTGCGCGAAATACATGATGTCGTTGACTTGGGCGATCTGGATTTCGCGCAGGTCACCTATCAAAAACGGAAACACAGCATACGGAGTGGCGAGTTCCGTGCTGCCGCTAGAAATAGTCTGCAATGCCCCAGAGGGATTCCAGACGCGCAGGTAGCCCACGCCAAGCTCGATCACGAAGCGGGTCGTGGTCGAGAAGTTAAACCCTATCAACCGACTCTGCGTGGCCGAGGTTTTCGTCGTGCCAATGTACTGCGTGCCGGGTCGGCGGATGGCCCCTCCGTAGGGCATGATCACGAAGTTCTCCAACGTGCGGCAGGCCGAGCGATATTTATCCAATGACGTCCGGGCGTCCACCATCGGCGAGACTTCACCGGCGTTGAAGGATGGATAAAAATCGAATTTCGGCATGTTTTACTTTCGGAGGTCGCGGACGACTTTGACCAACGTGGCGAGGCCGACTGCGAGGCCGACCGTGACCGAGGCGAGGCGCATCCCCGCTTCCAAGTGCGGGAGCAGGGAGTACGCCGCAGCGCCAATGGAGGTCACGCTGCCGATGAGGCCGCAGGCTGCGGTCTTGAAGTTCTCCATGCTCATGAGTTGGATTGAGCGATGAGTGACCCAACGATGCTCGTCGTGGCGCACTGGGCCAGCCTATCGGTATTCAGCAGGTCTGTTTTCGCTTTGATGGCCGTGATGTTTGTGCTGACCGAGCTTGCAAGTCTGCTGGATACCGTCGTGTCCAGATTGGCGAGTTTGGTGCTGGCGCTGTCCATCTCTTGTCGGATTTGTACGGCTGACGGGGCGTTGCCTGCGCTGGATACGGCGGCATCAAGGCGGGCCAGCTCCACGGCTAACTCGGTGCGGATCGCGGCGGCGGTTAGGACTGCTGTGCCAGTGCCGGACCCTACAGGGACTCCCAGCGCAACTGACCCTGCGTCTGGAACGGCGCATGTGCCTGTCAGATTTCCGCTCGCGTAGACCGTGCCGCTGCGGACATCGCTGGGGACGGCTTGGCCGAGCGAGTTGTCGGCGGTGAACATATCGACATAGGTTCCGCTTCCGTTTAGTGCGTATTGTGTTTTAGCAAGTGCCGGAGTGGCCAGCATGATGAATCTAACGGCATCGACAGGCAGATTGCCGTTACTCGACGATATTAAGCTGCCGGATATCCGATTTGTTCCCGCGCGAGAGGCAATAGCCGCCGCCATATTTGTTGCGGTAATTGCCCCGCCAGTAACCGTCAGCGTTCCGGTTGAAGCATTGTTGATTCCGTAAGACGAAAGACCACTGCTGACTCCACCTGTTATACTGCCTGTTAAAGTGATAGCCCCGGTTGTTACATTGTTGATTCCGTGCGGAGAGTTTGCACTGCCGGTGCCGCCGGTAGAGTTGCCTGTCACCGTGACAATGCCTGTGGAATTGTTGTTGATTCCATGAGCTAAAATTGATGATCCGCCGTTTACATTTCCGGTTACATTTACTGATCCCGTTCCCGTGTTGTTGAGGCCAAATGTGCTGTTATTGCTTCCGCCAATGATATTGCCTGTCACAATTAGAGTTCCAGAAGCAGAGTTATTGACGGCAACAGCACTAGCCGCAGTCCCGGCCGTGAGGTTTCCCACTATGGTTGCCGTGGCGGGTGAACCCGCAGAAAAAGTAAGGCAATTCACGGTGTTAGTCGCGCTCTTGTTAGTGACGTTTGCCGTAAGCGTGACGCCGTTGTTGAGAACGTATGTTCCAGTTCCCGCATTGCTCAACTCGGTGCAAGTCACGTTTGCCGTGATCGTAATAACGTGCGTGGTGGAAGCTCTCGCCTCGTCCGCTGCGCCCGGCACAACTCCCCCGACCCATGTCGCGCCAGCGTTAAAGTTGCCTGTTGCGGCAGATAGTATGAGGGCCATGGCTTAGAGTCCTTTCGCTTGGAGGTAGGCTTGGAGTGCGGCTTGGATCGCGCCCACGGCTTGCTGGGTTGCTTCGTCGCTTCCTGCCAGTGATCCGAGAGCGATGCCGATGGCGGCAGAGTCGGCGGTGATGACTTCGCCGTCCTCGATGCGGGTCGGGATGAGGCGCATGGCGACATTTGCGTCACTGGAGCCATCACCGTTGTATTTGCCTGTGATGGCGAGGTTGATCGAGAATTTGTCGTAGGATTTGCCGTCGATTTGGAGTGGGTTGGTAGCGTTCATAGGTTATGCGTAGGTGAGGTTTTGTTTGTTATTCCAAGCTCCGATGGCGGAGCTTTCGGAGACCACGTCTCCATTGTCATTGGTTGTTGTTTTGGTTATGTCCCAGAGAGCCACGTCATAGACGCTGCCCGTGGAAGGAAAGTCGGATGTGGAAATGCTGGCGAGGTAGACGGTATTGCCGCTCAAGGCGAAGGCCCAGAAGCGTTCGACCGCTGCGCTGCCTCCTCCGATGGCATACACCGCGCCTGTCCCCGGATGGCGGGAATAGAGGATGGCGTCAGCGTGATTAAGGCAAATCTCTCCGAGACCTAAATCACTGGTCGTCGGGACTTTACCTAATATTGTGGATTTTTTGGGAATGATGGTTGCCATTATGGAATGGGGTTGCCTCCGGGGGATCGAACCCCGGAGGCGGTGGAAGGACTAGTAAGTGCCTCCGTCGATGGTGCTTTCGAGGGCCGAAACACGGCTGCTCAATGCCGAATCCGCTGAAGTCCTTGCGGAAGCTTCTGAGAGGATGTCTGCCTCTGCGGCAGTAACCCGTGATGTGAGGGCTGTTGCGGCAGTCACTACGTTGTCGATGCGAACTCCGAGAGCGGAATCGGCAAAAGTCCTTGCGGAAGCCTCTGAAGATACAGCACTTGTGCGGGCGCTTACCTCTGCGGCGAGGTCGCTTTCGAGGGTATTGATGTCCGACTCTGCGGTCGTTACTCTACCGGCGAGTGCCGTTGCGGCAGTCGTGAGGGTCGATTCCGCACCTGTCGCACGGGTCACTTCGGCTGCGAGGGCGCTCGAAGCGCTAGCGGCGAGGCTAGTGATCGCTCCGTTGATAGTGCCATCGGCGGCTTGGAAGGCGGCGACGACTTCGGTGAGGGAGTCGAGGGCTGCGCCATCAACATTGCTCAACACATTGTCGATGCGAGTTCCGAGTGCCACTTCTGCGGCGGACGCACGCGAAACTTCTGCACTCACTGCCGAGGTGAGAGTGCCTTCAGCGGCCTGCGCCCGTGTGATTTCCGAATTCAGCGAGGATGTCACTGCGGACACTGCCGAGGTTCTATCACTGATCTCTGTTGCCAAATTTGCAGAAACTACTCCTTCAGCGGCAGTTGCACGCGAAACCTCTGCTGAGACTGCCGAGGTGAGTGTCGAGTCCGCTGCGGAGCGAAGCGAGGCTTCTGCGCTGACCGCGGAATCTGCGTAAGTCTTTTTCGCAAAGACGTTTTCGCCACCAATCGCGAGAACGCCTTCTGCCGTTCCGATGAAAAGTGACTTGTTTAGTGTATCATAAGCCAACTCAGAGAGTTGCAAGGATGAGGGCTGACCACTGCCCCGTTTGATTTTGATGATTGGGTTCGCCATTTGATTTATTGTGTTGGTTTTGTTGGGTTTGTGTTGTTGTTTTGGGGGTAACTAGAATTGTCCGCAGTCGATGGTTTCGAGCATGAGCCGGTAGGTATCGCTCTCCTCGTTCCAAAGCCATTGAACGTGAGTGTCCTGCGCGTGGTAGATGCGGGCGGTCTTTCCGGGAACTGGGAAATCGGCGTAGGTCGGGTAGATGACAATCTGCTTGATGCTGTCGTCCGGCAAAACAAGCGTGAACTGGGAGAGGTCCAGTTGCTGGGTGATGTTGGATTCGGTGATCGTCGTCATGCGTAGGTGGCGGTCTGCCGGTTAGTCCACGCGACATTGGTCGCCTTTGACGTTAAAATAATCGCTCCATTTGAAACGTTAGTCATCATTTCTGTGATTGTACATTCTGCTCCACTGGAGGCTGATCCACTGGCAGGAATATCTGAGTTTAAGAGTTTTCCGTAGTAGTAAATATGGACTTGAGTTGCTCCGTAAGAGGAGAAACCAGACTGCATTTCAAATGCGTGAATGTAGTTGCTTGGATCGCGCTGGGTGGATGGCGAGTAAAGGCCAAGGGCGACAACTACGATTTTCGACCCATTGGGTATGGCTACTGAAAACGTGATCGTGCCAGCGCCTTGGTTGACAAGGTAGTCGGTGGTGGGTTCTTGCGTGACTCCATTTATTGTCACAATGACATGGTTCGGATCGCTCGACTTGAGGCCGGTGATTGTAAATGTCTTAGCGACCCCATTGCCCGCGAGTGTCGTCTTGGCGCTGGAAATTAACCCCGATTGCGGGAGGACAAAGCTGAGAGTCTGATTCGGTGATGTGCCGCTGATGGTGGCAGAAGCGACCCCCGTAGTGACCGTCCCGATGGAAAGCGTATTAGCTGGGCCTTGAATGCCTGTCGTTCCTGCCGTCCCTGCTGGGCCTTGAATGCCTTGGTCTCCCTTCGGGATGGTGAAGGAGAGGATACGGTTCTCTGGAGTTCCTGTCGTGGCAACATTAGCTTGTGTGCCAGCCGCCCCAGTAGTGGTCGTTCCGATGGCAACCGTTCCTGATGGGCCTTGAGGTAGACCGAAGTTGAGGACAGCGGTGTCGTTTGCGCCCGTGTTCGTGACCGTAGGGGGTGACCCCGATGGGAGGTTCGTGACCGTTCCCACGGTGACGAGGAGCGAGGGGTAGCTGACGCCACCAGCAGGACCACCACCCGAAGACTGCGAGGCATCGATGCCATCGCCGCCATTGCGGGAGGAGACAAGCTTGCTGCTCATCCAAGCGGGCTTGATTCGACCCTTGCGTTCGGTCGAGTCCCGGCGGATGGCTGGGCTTTTGGCAAGGGAATCGCTGTCTTTGGCAAGGAGGATCGCCTTGGCGGCATCGCCAGTGAGCGGAATGGCAAGCTTCGATGCGAGATTGGCCGTGAGCAGGTCAATGAATAACGAGTCAAACAATGTGACATCGGTGACCTTGCGGACGTATTCCAGCGTGATGGCCTTGCCTAACCAGACATCCCAGTCGGTTGTCCATCCCGTGGTGACGCCGGGTTGTTTGGTCGTGCCTGCAACGAGGCAGCGGTAGACGACTCCGTTATTGGAGACGGCATTGCCGACCTCGTAGGATCGGTCTACGACCCATGCAGGCGTGCCGGAATCGGCGTTGCTGAGAACGAAATTGCCAGCTACCTCCCATGAGGAATCGCCGGTGGAATAGTCGTAGTCGTTGACCCGGAAGACCCGCAGGCAGTCGGACGGGATCGCAAAGCGATAACTCCATTTGTACTCTGGTCGAGGCAGGGTCTCGATGACGGTCCCGCTCTTCATGGCCCACGTCCACGATCCGGCGAGGAGCATGGCATCGCGCACCTGTGGGTAGAGCGACTTCGCGAGGAGCATCGCCTGCGAGGAGGGACCGAACTGCTCGGCAGTCCCGACCCGTAGGATCGCTTGGCGACAGAGTTCGTCCTCGGTGAGGATAGACGATGGACGCGAGGAGGCACGGGTCTCGACCGCATTTTTCAATGCCGTCTTGCCCGCGAGGAACTGGAGTTCCTTGAATAACTCCTCGGACTTCATTTATTGGCGAGGCGCTGCGGTGGGTTGAGATTCCATGAGTTGGGAAAGCTTCATAGCCAAGGTGACCGTGAGCATGTTCGTGAATACCGGCGGGAACTTGGTCGCATCGGAAACGATGGCGGTGGATTCCAGTTGGATGGTCGGAGTGAAGTTGGTGTGGATGTAGCCGGAAACGATTTCCCATTGGCCAAAGTTCTCGTCCTCATCGACGCCATTGACGCGAAGGACTTTGATAGTTGAGGCAGGAAGGGCATATCGCTTGGCGTAACCGAAGGCCGGAGGCGCGGCGTCTGCTGCCAAGGTTGTTTGCGAGCGTGCAAACTGCCAGTCGAAGTCGGCGAGGAGTTCATTGCGAGTCTGATCGAATAGCGATGTCGCGATAGACATCGGCTCGCCATACGGCTTGAAGACATCGGCACTTCCCACCCGGAGGATGGCTTGGCGGCAGATTTCCGAGACCGAGTTGGCCGAGGTGGTCAAGCGGGGTTTCGCGGATTTCTCGATCAGAATTTTCACGCTGGGGCGTTGCATGGTCTCCATTGCCACGGTCGTCATGGCGGCGACGAGATCACCACTGCCAGTCAGCGGTAGAGCTATCTTCGATGCGATGCGAGCGATGAGCGCCTCGATAAATGGCGCGGGAAATTCAGCCACGTCAGTGATATGAGCGGTGTAGTCGATGATGATCGGAGCGCCGATATCCGTGTGGAGGAATCCCCCCATGATTTCCCATTGGCCGAAATTTTCGGTGGTATCGATGTTGTTGACTCGGAGGACTTGAATCACATCGGTCGGCAGGGTGTATTTCTTCGTGTACCCTTGTGTTGGTGCGGTCCCAACGAGGAGCGTGACTTGTTTTTTCGCGAAGGCCCAAGGCGCATCGGAGAGGAGTTCTTCCAGCGTGTGATCGTAGAAAGAATTCGCAAAGACCATCGGTTGGCCCTTCAAAGTATCGATGGACCCAAGGCGCATGATGGCCTGCTTGCAAATCTGCGAGCGGTTCACAATGGTGTTCGTTGAGGAGGCGTCTGCGACAGAAGTGATTTCCCGTTGCAGTGCTGGACGAGCAATCAAGCTTTCCATCTCCTTCATTGCCGCTATCGCTTGATCGCCTGCGCCAAGTGCCATGGAGAGCTTGTAGGCGAGCCGCACCACGACCATTTCGATGAAGATCGCTGGGAAGGTGGTGTCGGCAGGAACTGCGATGTAATCCACCGAGATCGGGGAAACAAGATTGGTGTGGATGGAGGAACCGACCAGTTCCCATGTGCCGAAGTTCTCCGTGGAATCAATGCCATTGACGCGCAGAATCTTGATGGCCCCTGTTGGGCTTGCGTATTTGAAATCGTACCCGAATGAAAGAGGGGTTGAAGTGATGCCCGATGCCTGCATGCGGGCGAAGCGCCAATCGTAGTCGGAAAGGATTTCGTTGACCGTCTGTCCGTAGAACTTGGCCGCGAAGACAAAGGGTTGCCCTTGCTGCTTGAATGTGTCGGCGCTGCCGACCCGCATGACCGCTTGCCGGATGATCTCCGCTGCGGTCGTGGTGAGAGTGCCAGAGTAGTTTGCGACTGCCTCGACTGCCTCAAGGAGAGCAGGCTTGGACATGAGGAATTGCAGTTCTTTGAAGAGTTCTTCGGATTTCATTGGGCAGGTGTGCTGTGCGTTTGGACTATGCTATTGAGTTTGATGGCGAGAGTGACGGTGAGGATGTGCGTGAAAATGGGTGGGAACTTGGAGGGGTCGGTGATTTTGCTGGTGTAGTCCAACGTGATCGGGGTCGTCAGATTGGTATGGATAAATGTTCCAACGACTTCCCATGTTGCCGAATTCTCGGAGTCATCGATGTTGTTGACCCGGATGATCTGCCCCGTCCCTGCGGGGATCGCGTAGCGGTAGAGGTAACCGGAGCCAGTTGCAGGAGGATTCCCATCTTTTGTAATTGGGAGTTGGGCGCGAGTGAACGACCACTGGAAGT